CGACTTGGAGCAGAATTAGTTGCTGATACTCTCATGCCCTTAAGCCCGACATTCTTACCTAGACCATTCTTCGTAGCCCATGCGTTAAACGCAGCAGGATCACGAGTATAATCAGGAATGCCTTCTTCAAGTGCACCAGCAAAACTACCTTGTCCAGGTCTTAAACCAGAGCCACTGTTCCCGCTACCCTGACGAAGTAACTTAGGATTACCCGAAGCAACTTCATTTACGAGACCAGTGATTGTTAGAGGATTGCCATCCATACCATAACGTTCACGACCCTTGTTATCTACGATTGCATAGGTACCGTCATTGTACCATTCAATGTTTGACTTAACTTTGTTTAAAGCATAGTCAAGTAGATCAGAGTCAAATCTGTCAGCCATTGCCCGCTGAATGTCAGAGTCTAATTCCTTTTCTCTCAACTTTTGTTCCTTAGCATTAAGGTCCTGTTGGAGACGATTAAACTGTTCATGCAGATCATTGTTTGTAACACGATTTGAACGCTTGTCAGTATTTTGTTCAATCGGCTGTTCGGAGCCACCGAGATTTTGAGCAGATGTTCTTGCAATGAAACTTAACGCCGCTTCTACTGATTCAAACTGTTGACCCGAAGCCTGGCTTAGGGCGCCTAAGATTGAACTCGTTGTGCTTTTACGAATAGCACCTGCATTTACATTCTGTTCAGCATTGTTATCACCTGCGTGATCCTGCGTTGCTCCAGGGGCTTGTTCGTTGCCAACGAAAGTATTCTTAATATCCATTATTTGTTCCTTTGATTTTACGTTATCACCGAGTTTGTATTGTATTTATACAATTGTTATCTACCTGTATTCATACCAGTTAACTGTACAGCAACTGCCTGTTGTGGGTAGTAAGTCATACCTACATCTTGAATCGGCGTACCTGCTCCTCCAAGTAATGTAGCATTGCTATCGTTTCCACCAGCGTCATTGCTGGCTTCTTCCATGTTGTTATCTTCTTCGTCATATTCTCTCTCTACAGGGATCATACTTGGCATCAGATCACGACTTAGAACTTCTTCATTGGTTGAAGTCATCAAGCCCTTTAGTGCAGGGTCTTGAATACTGTCAATGTATACTTGCTCATACTCAGTAATTTGAGTAGAAGGTGCAAGCATACCAATAATCTCTCTGTTAACTAGAGCGTTGATTACTGGGTCATCAGCACCTAATGCTTTTGCTTCCTTAATCAATGCTAATCTATAGTTAGTATCATGTGCTTCATAGTCAGTATTGTAATGGATTTCACCTGCCCAACGCATGTTCATAAATCTTGCGGCATATGTAAAGATAGTTTCTTCTGCGATTTCCATTAGTCTGGCTTTTGCTTTTGCAAGTCTGTGCAATTGCTTGCGTTCTTCAATGATTGCGACACCAGATGCGATTTGATTCTTACTAGTACGCAAACCACCTAAGCCAGTCAATGCTTCAACTTGTTCTAGAATGTTATCTTGCTTTTTGATGATTGTATCAACATCACCTGTATCAATAGTGATGGCTTCAACTTGTCCTTCAGTAGCACGAACGATTGCACCAGCGTGAACTGGAATCTTTACGCCAGGATCAGCACGAATCAAAGTATGTGCGAATTGTACTGCTGAGTAGGCTTCGCATTCTAATTTATAATGTTCTCTTTGAGCGTCTGTTGCACTATCAATGTCTGATACACCTAAATCAATACGACGAGGGTCACGACGACCGTACGCAATAAACACTGGTAGTGACATGCCGAGTGGGAATACGCCTTCGCCAGTAAGTTCTGCTGGTTCATCTGGCTGGGCACTGTTTGCATTCTTCTCAACTTCATACGAACGCCAGTAAGAAGGAGTTCTTGCATCACCTAAGTGATAGCATTTGATGTAATAACTTTCTTCATCTTCCATCTCAAGTATCTTTACGAACTTAAGCATGGGTCTACCACCGTAATATTCAAATTCCCAGTCCCAAACATTGAGGGGCTGAATTGCTACGGTATAAGGACGACCCAATGTGCCGTCCCCTTCTTGTGGCATATCAACTGCAATCCAGCAATGCCCGTAGATTGATGTAAGGTCGCCTACTTGTTCCATAAAACCTGTCAAACTACTGTTGTTCAAGTCTGCATCAAGCATGAATAAGTCAGCCCATTCGGTGTTCTTAGGGTTGATAAACGCACCAGCGGGTGTACAGAACTGTAAGTTACGCTTAACTCCTGGGTCAAACAGTACATCATTGATAGTATCAACAACATAACGGCAAATAGGCTGTGCAATAGTATTAGTGATTAAGTCAATCCAAAGGTTGCTGTCTTCACTAGGGCGTTTCTTACGAACATATTGCTTAAAACTATAGCCACCTAAGTATGCCAATTGATATGCCATCATTTGGTCATAGATAGTGCTATACACTGGATTTTTCTTCAGGAGTTCTGAATTTTTCATAGATTATTGTCTCTCATATATGAGTGTGGAACACATGCGCTTAATGTATTTATACTTCAAGGCTTGTTCTCACACTTATCATTGTGGTGTTTTGCTAATGTGTTAACTGGCTTAATGATACCACAATGTTTGCAAGTCCCTAAGGCATGTTTTTTGCCTAACATACCGCGACCATTTCTTCCTTTACTAATCATATCTTGTGCATTATCTTTTAATGTACCTGCCCACAGATGTTTTGGGTTAACACATTTAGGATTGTCACATGTATGACACACTGCTAATCCTGCTGGTATAGGTCCGTTGTGTAATTCATAACTGACTCTATGCGCTGTACGCATTTTGTTAGTTGCCCAGCGAAACATTCCATAACCAATATTGTTAAGTGCGTGTGTCCACTCCCAACAATCTGTTAATTCGTTAATTACATACTTCTTATTAAATCTTTGTTGAGGTGTTTCAATAGAAACTCTTCCTTTACCTGCCATAAATTATCTCCTTAAGTCTATTTATACTAGTCCCAGGACATAATATCGTCTTGTACTTCACCCTCTATTATTTCTTCCCAAGTAGGACCCCCAGGGTACAGAGGGCTATGAGGCATGTACTTGCCACCAGGAATGTTATTACGGGATAAGCGTTGGTCAGAGTTAACATACTCTGATATATCAATGGTATCATGGTGAATGGGGAAAAGGTGGTGTATGCCATATCTAATTGAGTCTCCTAAGCCATCTATGTGGGCGTATTTTTGTTCAGTATATTTGACAAGTTTCTTTCTTGTACCATCTTCAAAGTGGTATGTTTGTAATGCTTCTAACAATTTAACATCGTCAGGCTTTACAACAAGCCCTCCTCTGTTGATGAATGCATTGCTCGTATTATCTGTGTCAGTGATAAGTGGGTTAGACTTTCTGTTGTTGACGATTGTAAATCCATACTTTTCAAGTAAGACTCTATCAGTGATACCAAAGGGCGAAGTTGTATCTCTATTCGCTTGAGTTCCCGACATATCAATGATTGAGTTAATGCGTCTTCTGGGGAAGTCTTGTCTGATAGCCTCCGCAAGGCCCTCAGTTCCGCAGTCAGGTATTGCGTAAGATTTAAGTATTTCAATAGTTCCGTCTGGTTTTCCTGCATTAGTCACCTGTGCTACTGTTGCACACATTACTCTTTTGTTAAAGTCATGAAATGTGTACAGGTCTTGATTCTTGTCAACAATGTCTCTAGTATACTTATAACGATCCCAGGTGTAGAAGAACTGATCTGCTACGCTTTCCCATTGACACATATAGTCTTGATTAAACTTGAGGGGACTGATGATGCGCTTTTGTTCTTCAATGAAGTCACGATTACCACTACGCATTTGCTCATAGTTCAAATGTCTTACAACATACTTGTCAGGCATCTCAAGTGCCATCTTAAACAAGTCATGTAATGGACCAGTACCGTTAGGCGTACTGATTACGATTAGTCTACCTTGTGTGTCTGGTTGTCCCACCTTAGGTCTAAGTCTGTTTGTGATTTCTTGCAGCGTATCCATTGTGTATAGGGCTGCTTCGTCTGCTACCCACACGCCAACGTTAAGACCTCGTAAGTTCTCTCTTTGTTCTGCTGATTTGCAACGAATGAATACACCATTAGGAAACTTAATTGTTAGTTCACTGTTATTGATATCTTTACCATCAATTAATCCAAAATATTCCATACAGGATTTCTTCAACGGTTCCCATATCAGTGACTTAATCATTGCACCAGTTGGTGCAGAGTAAATGATATCTTTACCTTTATGATACTGTTCGTTTGACGCAAAGATAGGCAATGCAAGAGCAGCAAGAAATGTCTTACCACTACCAACTGGCACAATGTCTATACAGTGCTTATCAGTGTTTAGCCAGTCTTGAAATATAGTTGACTGTTCACCAAATAAAGGTATCTCTATCTTGTTACTCATTACTTACTTGCTGTAGTAAACTTTACTGGTAATTCTTTCTTTTGTTCCCATTCAGGGAGTTCTTTAGTTGGGAACGAGAACACATTAGTCATCGCTTGACCCAATGTAGTGTGGTCAATCTCATGCTTCTCAGCAATGACTTTGCCTAATATCATCTTCTCATAGTTCTGTCTTGCTGGCATATCAGCCGCAAGAATAGTCAACGCATAACCTTCTGCTAATAGTTCTTCAAAGGGTTTACCGCAGGTCTTCTTGATTGAATCAAGTACCTTCTCAGCAGTTAGTTTGCTCGTTGACCCTTTAGGTCTACCAGCACCTGGGCGTCTACCGCCATTTACTTTACTCATAGTATTACTCCTAATCCTAATCCAATCAGTAGTCCGATAATGAACTCTGGAAGTAGGAATCTAATCTCAGTTAAACTTGGCAAGCGCATGTCTAAACTTACTTTCCAATCGCGGATGTAACTGATTAATTTTAGTAAACTTACGCAAGTCATCACGCAACTTTGTAAGTTCCTTTTCGTTAAGTGTATTCATTACATTAACAATAATGTAGAACTTGTTCTGGCAACACAAATGCTTTGCCAAATCTTCTGCTAATCTATTCTTTGCCTTTACTTCAGGAACAAACTCAGTAGGCTGTTCAGGCTCAATCTGTTCGTTGAGTTGTTCCTCAATGTGTTCTGCAAGTTCTTCATCGCAGCAAGGCTCAATGCCTTCTTCGCAATTGTCGCAGCAATCTTCTTCTTTAATCATATGTACACCTTTTCATATTCATCAGCGTTATCTTCTGGGTCTAATCCATCCCAATAACTACCGTCATCAATCTTCTTGTACTTCAACTTACCGAATACTGTTAACCATTTCTGATTCTTTGCATTCCATGCTTTACAAATATCAAGGAAGCGTTCACTACCTAGCATCAACTGCAACTGTGTCTTACAGTCTGCTACTGATGGGTTGCTATCGTTCACTGAATGTTCTAAGATGAACATATGCTCAACGCACTTATCAATCTCAATGTCAGTCATGTACGGTGACAGTTCAGTTACCATCTTGTTGAAGTTAGCAATGTGACTTACGCTCATTGGGCGGTCAATCAACCCTCTTAATCGTTTATCGCTCATTGTAATGTACCTACGTTTAACGGAACATTGCCCTTTAGGTTAAGGTCAGCAGCAGCGTCTTTCAACTGTTGCTCAGTAATGAATGCACCTAAGAACTCATACACTGTTGTAAGTCCCAACATCTTAAGGTCAAACACACGCTGTTGTTCATCACTTAAATGGCTAATGTCCATACCGTGCATTGTAGAAACACTTGTAGCAATGTCTTTCATAAGTGGCTGAATAGAAACATACAAATGCCCATCGCCACCTTTCATTAGTTTGTAGGTATAATCAATACCCTCGTTCACTTGTTCAGTCATAATAGTCCTTATCTACGTCTACGTTTCATATCATATTCAATGTCTTTGGTGACACGACGACCGGCTCTTTCAGCCTTAGCATCATCTCTACCACGATTGCCCATATCATATTCTAAATCTTTTGTAACTTCACGACCCGCTCTTTCAGCGTTTTGGTCTTTAGTCTGCATTGGTTCTCTATAACCATTTGCATATGCTGCACGACCCTGTGCTTCTGCATCTGCACGATTGCGATATTCTTTTCCTGATTCGCCCCAGCGATAAAACGTTTCGCCGCCTCTTACAATTCTTTGAACTGGCATATTAGTTTCCTTTTACTTTAACACATTTGTCTGTACCATTCTTGGTACCTGCATAACGATAGCCTTCCCAACATGGCTTACCATCAGCGCCTTCTTTCTTACCGCTTGACTCTGCTTCTTCTCTTGTCTTATAAAGTGTACCGTTTTGACCTTTACGGAAGAATGATTGGTTACCTTTAGTAATACGTTGAATAAGCATGTTGTCCTCCGCTGTGCGTTTCTTTAATGTATTTATTTCTTTACATTCATCTTCATGTTTAGAGCAATACTTTTCAGTCTTAAATGTTCTTTCACAGTATTGGCAACCAAACATTATTATCTTCCAATAATTACTTTTTCTTTGAAATATTTCCCTCATCATGGTCTTTATAGTTGGCCAATATCATTGCGGATATCTTCCATGAAGGATAACCTAACTCTCGCATTAACTGCTTCATTAGTCTTTCATGACGCTTGACTTGTTCCTTGTGTGTTTTGATTTGTTTCTTCTGCAAGTCTATGGTCTTTTGTAACATCTTAATTGTAATGCGTTCAATAGTTTCTGTTATCTTCATTAGTTATCTCCTAGCATTGTTTGGAAATGGTCTGTGTAATGTAT